GTGACGAGTGTAGATTTACCAGTATTACGCTTACCAACAAAAACACATACTTTATCATCCGCCATGGTGGCTGGATTAAATTTACGTAATCGTAGATCCATCTATAATACCGCCCCGTTTTATTTCATAAAATTTTACTCACATCTAGTAAGAATGGCAGGTAAACTTCAAATCGCCATAACAGGAACCCAGGACCAGTGGCTCACAGGTGCTCCTGAGATTTCGTATTTCGTTACGAACCATAAGAGACATACACGGTTTTCTACAGAAGCCGTTGAGATGCCTTTCGACGGTAAATGTGATTTCTCAAGCTCCGTTGAGTGTAAAATTCCGCAAAACGTAGGGGATCTCATACGTAGTACGATGTTAAAAATTAAATTAGGTAATTTGTCGACCGACACATCTACTGAAAAATATAGATACAACACTCCAGCGGCCTTGAGTATCATAAAACACGTCGACCTCGTAATTGGAGGGCAAATTATAGAGCGTCTCACTGGTGATTATATTTATATGTATAATCAGTTATATAACAATAAAGATGATGTAAACCAATCTCTTTATTTCTTATCTGGACACGGCGAACATCTGCAAGTATCGGATTCATATAACACATTTTACGTAAATATTCCATTTTACTTTTTTAGAAATCCTAGCTTGGCAGTACCCGTCTGTGCAATCACCAAACAACTCGTTGAAGTACGTGTCACGTTCAAAGATGTAAATGATGATGTAACTTTCAAATATACCATAGATGGGTCGGTGACTAAGAGAGATAAAACAACCGAAGGATCTATCGACAATGTTTCACTCATTACTGATTTCTATTTCGTCGCTGAAGATGAAAGAAACTTTTTACTCACACGTCCGATGGAATACATAATATCACAGTTACAAATGTCTAAATTACTGTACAAGCCAAACGAATCAAAAAAATCGGCTCTTTTGAAATTTAAACACCCCGTGAAAGAATTATTCTTCTCGGCGAAGGAAAAAACTGGTATAACCAACGTATCTGAACCTGTGTACGCAATTTCACAACCTGTCGCGACCATCAACGCCCAGGGAGGGTCTGTAATTTCGAATAACGGGTTAGTCGCTGTGACATATGACAACAGCTCGACGGGAGAGGTGAACATTTACGAAAAAGATTCGAGTGGAAACTGGCCTTCCACCGCCTCGGCGACGTACACGGGGTCCTCTTCAAGCGAATATTTAGGACGGGTCCTAGGCGTTTCGGATGATGGTACTCGGGTTGCCCTACAATCGTCCACGAAGATGATAATCGTGGAGAAACAATCGGGCGTTTGGACGCAGATCGGTTCGGATATAACAGCACCCTTTACTGCCATAACCGGAAGTTGCCTGACCGGCGACGGTACTAAGGTTTTCGGGTCTCTGGCGTCGCCGGCCAATTGGACCCAGTTGGGTGCCGACATCGATGGCCAATCTGCGGCCGACCAGTCTGGGTACTCGGTATCTATGTCCTCAGACGGCACGCGCATGGCGGTCGGCGCCATAATGCCCCCCCAGAGCGGCGGCATCCCCGGCGGGACCGGTAAGGTTCGGGTGTACGAATGGGACAATGTATCTTGGAGCCAGCTTGGCGCAGATATTAACGGCGAGGGTGTGGAAGACTACTTTGGCAATTCAGTGTCTATATCCCCTGACGGCACGCGCGTTGCGATCGGTGCACAATTTAATAACCCCACCAATACTGCTGCCGGCGACAGAGTCGGCCATGTGCGCGTGTACGAATGGGACAATGTATCTTGGAGCCAGGTGGGTGGCGATATTGATGGCGAGGCTGTGGGCGACCAGTCTGGGTACTCGGTATCTATGTCCTCAGACGGCACGCGGGTGGCGATCGGCGCTTTGTTTAACGACGGCACCGCCTTCAACGCCGGCCACGTGCGGGTCTATGAATACGATGCTACTTATGGTTGGAATAAAATTGGAAATGATATCGACGGCGAGGGTTATGGAGACCGGTCCGGGCGATCAGTATCTCTATCATCGGATGGCACGCGGGTGGCGATCGGTGCATATATTAACAACCCCACCAATAATGGTGCCGGCGTCAACATCGGCCATGTGCGTGTGTACTCAGAGAGCAGCGGGGCGTGGAGCCAGTTGGGTGGCGATATCGATGGCGAGGCGCGAGACGACTTGTCCGGGTGGTCAGTATCTATATCAGGAGACGGTACGCGGGTGGCGATCGGCGCTCCCTACAACGACCCTAGCACCGGTAATAACGCCGGCCACGTGCGTGTGTATGATTGGGACAATGTATCTTGGAGCCAGGTGGGCCAAGATATCGACGGCGAGTCTGGGGGTGACCAATTCGGAAACGCGGTATCTCTATCATCGGATGGCACACATTTGGCGATCGGCGCTCCCTACAACGACCCTAGCACCGGCGATAACGCCGGCCACGTTCGGGTGTACGTCTACAACAGCGTCACTCCTGCGTGGGAGCAAATAGGGCCAGATATCGACGGCGAGGCTTTGGACGACTTGTCCGGATACTCGCTATCTATGTCCTCAGACGGCACGCGCGTGGCGATCAGCAGTCCTTTCAACGACGAAAATGGCATTTCGGCCGGGCACGTGCGCGTGTACTCACTCTCTGCACCCACTACACCAGCAGTTTCATCATGGGAATACAGTGGTAGTAGTTGGTCACAGTATCGCCCCGATATCACTGTAAACACGGCCATATCCAGAATCTCTCATTCGACAAACGGTGAAATCCTGGGTTTGGAAGATGCGACCAAAACCGTTATACACGCGACGACCGGCTCGGCGTCTACGTATACCAAGCGCCACGCTGATACTCAATATAGTGAAAGGTATCATTCACTATCGAGTGATGGTGCGAATTTGGTATCTTTGGAAACTTTGGGATCTAAGGTGTGGAATCAAACAAACTATGTCTACGATGGCGCGGCAGGAACACAAGTCCCTTGGTATACCACTTCCGCTTCTAGCATGGTAGAGATCTCAAGGAATGGCAACTTCGTATTTTGGAATGATTCCAGTTCTAATACATTTAAGTTATACAGCAAATCGGTAGTTGATGGAAACGTCCAGTGGACATTGGAAACGAGCCTCGCGTACACGTACTCTCCAGTTAAGATGTCACCACTCGGAGGCGATGCTATCATAGTGACCGGATCGGGGTCGGTGGGTGCCAAGATTCACGACATCACGGCCACTTCGGGAGGTACTGAAGATCGTCTACTTAACATCTCATCATCCGACCAAGAATTCACGACACTTTTACCAGGTAAACGTTCCGATCACAGATTAATAAAAAATGTAAAATTCGCATGTAACGGTGAAACTATTTTCGATCAAAGTGGACAATATCTGGCGTATGAACAATCTCTTCGACACCATACAGGATGCCCAGACCCCGCGTATGAATTTTATACGTACTCCTTTTCTCTCCAACCCGAGATGTATTACCCCACGGGACAATTAAACATGAGTCGTATAATACATAAAAAAATTGATATAGAATTGGAAGAAACATCAACTACACGTGACATAGATGTTTCAGTATATGCATTAAATTACAATATACTTCACGTAGAAAGTGGTTTAGCAGGCTTAAAATTTTAACGTATAGTATTAGGAATGGCGGGACGATTACAACTCGCCACGAAGGGTACTCAGGATATATTCTTCACGGACGATCCAGAGTACACGCACTTCGTAAAAAATTTCAGGAAACATACAAACTTCGCGAAATATGAAGTAAACCATGAATTAGATGGAAACCTAGAATATGGAAGTACTTTAAGATGTACGATTCCTAACAATTGTGGTGATCTCATAAAAAACGTTAGTGTTCAGTTCGAACTTCCACCTCTCACGTTTGGTACTACGTATACATACATAGAATCTATAGGTCATGCGTTGATTGAATATATAGATTTGATCATAGGAGGTCAGGTTATTCAGAGAATACCAGCAGATTGGCTCCAGATACACTCCGAAAACTACATAACTCAGACGAAACAAACGAATTTGTCCAAATTAATAGGTAAATGTCCAGACGAACTTTCGGGAACAAATGTGAGTGATACAAAAATACAAGGATATTTGGGAACCGCAACTACTCCCCGAAAATGTATAGTAGACATACC